GGTTTCAGTGGGTTGCGGGTTATAGAGCCCTGGAAAATGCCAGCCCTCATTACAAGGAGCCGTATACAACTCATAGCATCTCGTACTCTCGGGATCCAAGGAGAAATTCGGTTCAATTCTACACCATAAAGTGATATTTGAACACCCTTCCTCAAACATGGTCTGTTCCTCAAGAGAGATTCCATATAAATCTGAAACAAGAACACGACTAGCCATAGTCGGTTCCAAATAGGGCGGAAGCTCGCCCCTAACATTCAAGTCATATTCCTCCTTTTCGTAGGTTGACATGCACTTATAAATGCTTTTTCTGATCGTAACATGATTAGTTAGGTCAATTATTCTTCTCGCAAATTTAGCAAGCATCGGGCACCCATTGTACTGGTGTGCCATAGATAACGCTTTAGATCGCATCAATTGCTCAAGAACATTATTAGAAGCATTTGCATACTGCTTCTTTACCCAACCAAAGTTGATCAATGCTTCACGAGGGTCAACAACAACTATCTTGTCATCGACATCAAACACGTTACCACAAAAAGACGCCATACAAACATCCTTAGGAGTTTCCACTTTCATGTTCCATCCTAAATCAGCCCAGTCTTGTTTTGTGGGTACGCACTCTTCGAATTGCCAGGCATTAATGTTGTCATCGCCTTCAGCCTTCAGCTTGACGATACAATAATTAATCCATCCTAAGAACAGAACCAAGATCAACGTAGTGATACCGTTGCCCAATGAAGTGTTCATCTCTCCGCTCATCCGCATGCATGGTAGCAATGCTAAAATTTGCTTGAAGATTAACTTCTGGCGTCCAGTAATAACGCTATAGATCATTCTCATCCTATTCTCATACCAAGGAGTGCCTCTACACATGTAGAAATACAGCCGGAACTCAATGCTTCTCATTACTTCTTCTTTGAAGTGGGCTTCATACGAAGTCGCATCATTATTGGTGACCTTAGAAAAGGCGTCATACAACGCTTCAACTATTGCATCAGGCTGTTGCCTTACTGGCACAGTCTTAATGAATTCTTCAATCTCAT